TGGCGGCCTTCAGTCTAGCTTTCGATCCTCCGCCGGAGCTACCGGAGGGGGAGGATCCCGGGCCGATCCCGACGCTGCACTGGTTCTGGATCCCGGAAGAGAACCTGGTCGAGCGGGCCCGCCGGGACCGCGTGCCCTACGATGCCTGGGTGCGGGACGGATGGATCACAGCCACGCCCGGCAACGTGATCGACTACGAGCGGATCATTCTGGACATCACGGCTCTCGGGCAGCGTTTCAACATTCAGGAGATCGCCTTCGACCGCTGGGGAGCTTTCCAGATCAGCCAGCGCCTCGAGGGGGCCGGTTTCACGATGGTGGCCTTCGGCCAGGGCTTCGTCTCGATGAGTGCGCCGACCAAGGAACTGCTGCGCCTGGTCGTGGATCACAAGCTGGCGCACGGCGGCAACCCGGTCTTGCGCTGGATGGCCGACAACCTGATGGTGACCCAGGATGCCGCCGGCAACGTGAAGCCGGACAAGCAGAAGAGCCGGGAGAAGATTGACGGAGTGGTTTCGATCATCATGGCCCTCGACCGGCTGACGCGGCATGGGGGCACGGAATCCGTGTACGAAACCCGAGGACTGCTCAGTCTATGAAGGCGATCCTGCCCGACGCGATCGGTCTGGCGGGTTTCGTGGCGATCTGCCTCGGCGTCCGGCTCGTGTTCGGCCCGGGGTGGACGCTGATCATTGGAGGGGCGATCCTGTTCGGCTCGGGCCTGGTCGCCGCCTGGAGGTCCAACCGAACGTGAGCTATATCGCGGATCTGTTGTGGCCCAAACGAACCATTGTCGCGGAAGAGCGGCGGAGCCTGTCGCTCACGGACTACGACCAATGGCTGGAGCTCGGGCTCGCCGGAGGTACCGAATCGGGCGTGAGCGTCACTTCCGACAGCGCCCTGCGGGTCTCGTCGGTCTATTCCTGTGTGCGGATCCTGGCCGAGACGGTGGCCATGCTGCCGCTGATCACCTACGAGCGCCTGGCGCGAGGCAAACGGCGAGCGAGCGAGCATCCGCTCTATGCGCTCCTGCACGACCGTCCCAACGATTTCATGACCGCCTACACCTTCCGGGAAACGGTCCAGGGCCACCTTGCCCTCCGTGGCAACGCCTATATCCACGTTGATTACGACGGCGCCGGCCGGGTGGAGGAGCTCTTCCCGTTGCGCCCGGATCGGTTGATCCAGATCGTCGAGCGTGACGGCCGGCTGATGTACCAGTACCAGTTGCCCGAAGCAATCCGCTGGTTCACCGACGCCGAGATCTGGCACCTCCGCAGCCTGGGCGCGGACGGGAGGATCGGCTATTCGCCGGTCTCCCTCCACCGGCAGGGCGTGGGGCTGGCCATGGCCCAGGAGATCTACTCGGCCCGCTTCTTCGGCAAGGGAGCCACCCCGGGCGGGGTGCTGGAGCATCCGGGGCAATTGTCGGACCAGGCCCGGACCAATCTGCGGGAGAGCTGGGAGGGCACCCACGGCGGATTGGGCCGATCCCACAAAGTGGCGATCCTAGAGGAAGGCCTCAAATGGAGTGCGATCGGGATGAGCAATCTGGACGCCCAATACATCGAGGGCCGGAAGTTCCAGGTGACCGAGATCGCCCGCATGTTCCGGATCCCGCCGCACATGGTCGGTGATCTCGAGCGGGCGACGTTTTCGAACATCGAACACCAGGGCCTGGAGTTCGTGATCTATACGATGATGCCCTGGCTGGTCAACTGGGAGCAATCCATCCTCCAGACCCTCTTCCTGCCGGCGGACCGGCAGCGGTTCTTTCCCGAATTTCTGCTCAGCGGACTGCTGCGGGGAGACACGGAGGTACGCTACGCGGCGTACGCCGTCGCCCGGCAAAACGGCTGGCTGTCGGCCAACGACATCCGCGAGCTGGAGAATATGAACCCCGTCGAGGGGGGAGACACCTACCTGGTCCCGCTGAATTTGATCCCGGTCCGCTCGCTCGAGCCCGCGCCCCGCGATCCGCTGCGGGTGTCCGCGGACACGCTTCGGCGGGCGGAGGACCGTGCGGCTCGCTCGGTCGAAACCCGCAAGCGGCTGCGCAGCGCCTACCATGAACTCTTTCGCGATACGGCCGGGCGGGTCGTTCGGCGCGAGACCGCCCGGATCCGGGAGAAGGCCGCCGCGCTGCTGGCGGCCCGCAACGCCGCGGAGCTCAGCCTCTGGCTGGACGGCTTCTACGAGGACCACCGGGAGTTCATCCATGACCGCATGTCGCCGGTCTTCCGCTCGTACGGGGAAGCCGTCGCCGCCGAGGCCGCGGACGAGATTGGCGTCGAGCCGCTCGGGGCGGACGCGCTCGACCGCCTGGCCCGGGCCTACGTGGAGGACTTCGCCGCCCATCACATCGGGATCAGCCTCAGCGAGATCCGCAACCTGCTTCAGCGAGCTGCGCAGGAGGGCACCGATCCGCTGGTGGCGCTGCAGGTCCTCATGGACGAATGGGAGGAGAGCCGCCCGGAAGCGATCGCCGGGATCGAGACGGTGCGCTCCGGCAATGCTATGGCGATCGGGCTCTACCTGGCCGCCGGCGTGACGATCCTGCGCTGGCATGCCTTCGGGAAAAGCTGCCCGTACTGCATCCGGCTGGATGGGCGGCAGGTCGGGATCCATCAACATTTCATCGGGGCGGGAGAGGCTTTCGCTCCGGATGGGGACGGAGAACCGCTCACCCCGAAGCACGAGGTCCGGCATCCGCCGGCCCACAAAGGCTGCGACTGCATGATTCTGGCAGGCAGCTGAGGAGGCGAGGATGAAGAAGCGACCTGCAATCGCCGTTCATCATACGGCGACCCAAGAAGGCGAATGGGATGGCCCGGCCAACGAGGCGCGTCTGCGGACCGGCGAGATCGAAGCGCACTACCAGAAGAGTTTCGCCTGGCAGGATCCGGATGGAGATCCCCAGACGAAAGCGGCGTACCGATTCATCCATCACTTCGTCGGCGAGGACGGCGAGATCGGAGCCGCCTCCACGGTCGGCTGTATGACCGGGATCGGCGTGCTCAATGGGGGCCGGGGAGGGACCACCATCCCCTCCGGCGATCGCCAGGGTGTCTACAACCACCTGGCCGGGCATCTCCGGGACGCGGACATCGAACCTCCCGATCTCCGCTCCGGGGGAATGCCAGTGCGAGAAGAGCGGACCATCCCCTTCCAGGAATTTCGGGTGGAGCGCCGGAACGGCGACGATCCGACCATCGTCGGGTACGCCGCGGTCTTCGACACGCTCAGCGTCGAGCTCTGGGGCTTTTTCGAGAGAGTCAAGCCGGGCGCCTTCGCCAAGACCATCCGGGAGTCAGACGTCCGCGCACTGTGGAATCACAACTCAGACATGGTGCTGGGCCGCACCAAGAGCGGCACTTTGCGGTTGAAAGAGGACGAGATCGGCCTGCGGATCGAGGTGGATCCCCCCGGAGCCCAGTGGGCCCGGGATGCGGTCGTCACGATCGAGCGGGGCGATGTCGATCAGATGAGCTTCGGGTTCAACACCATTCAGGATCACTGGCTGCAGGAGGATGGAGGCGGCCGCCGGCTCATCCGTGAGCTCGTCGAAGTCCGTCTGTTCGATGTCTCGCCGGTAACCTTTCCTGCCTACCCGGACACGACCGTCCAGGTCCGGGAGCTGCTCGGGGCCGATTGGCCGACGTTCGGCCAGGCCCTTGAGCGCCTCGAGCGCGGGCAGGCGACCGCCGCCGACATCCGGATCCTGGACCAAGCGACCCTCGCCATCCGTTCCCACATGGGCAAAGACACCGCTGCGCCGGCCCCCGCTGGCCACGCCGCGGAGCTCGCTCAGCCGGATACCACGGAGGCGGCGATTGCCGCCGCCCACCGCCGGCGCCGGCTCGAGCTTCAACGGTTCCGATGAGTACCTAGCGAGAAAGGAAAACAAGCCAATGGGCAAGAATGCACGCGAGCTGCGGGCCGAGCGGGAGCAGTTCATCCAGCAGGCCATGCAGCTCGTCGAGAAGGCCGAGACGGAGGGCCGCGATTTCACCCAGGACGAGGCAACCCGTTATGGGGAGCTGAAGGGCCAGGCGGAATCGCTGGCTACGCGGGTCCAACGCCAGGAAGAGATCGGGGAACTGCGCGGGTCACTCGAGAGCCGGCAGGCCCCGGCGCTGCTGCGCATCGCGCGCGGCGACAGCGAGGTGCGCGCCTTCGCGCACTATGTCAGGACAGGCGATACCGGCGGCGTGCGCGACCTCACCCAGCCCATCGAGGGCGATGAGGCCGGGAAGGGCGGGGCGGCCGGCACCGCGGTCGTGGTCCACCTGCCGAAGGTCCGCCGGGTCGAAGAGTGGCGGGCCGTCGACAGCACGATGAACATCACGACCAGCGCCGACGGTGGCTTCGGGGTTCCGACCGGCTTCGCCGGCCAGATCGCCCTCCGCCGGAACGAGATCCGCCTGACCGAACGGTTGGGCGTCCGTCGGGTCCCCGGCGTGGGAACGACCGTCAATTTCCCGTTCGAGAACGCCGATCCGGTCGTGTTCGCCACCACCGCGGAGCAAAACGATGCGCACACGCTGAATTACGAACGGGATGCGATGGTGCTCGGTCAGAAAGCCTTCACGCTGGTGAAGAAGACCAAGAAGATCGAGCTGACCGAGGAGCTGATGGACGACGAGGATGCCAACCTGATGACGGCGCTCGCCGACTGGGTCGGCCGGGCCATCGGGTTGACCCACAACACCCTGCTGCTCACCGAGGTGGCCGCCAACGGCACTTCGCTCAAGACGTTCGCGGCCGCAGCGGCCATCGCCGTCGGGGAGCCTGAGGACATCGTGTTCAACAATGTACTCGGCTTCTATCTGGATGACGGCGGCTCGGTCGCCTGGGTCATGCGCAACCCGACCTTCGGCGACATCGCCTCGATCACGGGGAATGCGCGCCTGTACGCCGAGACGCCCGGGGGACGGTTCACCCATGAGATCCTGGGCTATCCCGTCTACCTGTCGACGGCCGCCGCGGCGATCGCCGCCAGCGCCAAGTCCGCATACTTTGGGAACTGGTTCAACGTGGGCTTCCGCGAGGAGCCGGCGCTGCGCCTGATCCGGGATCCATTCTCCGTGGATGGCCTGGTGATCCTGAAGTACAGCTTCCGGACGGTCTATGGTGTGCTGATCGCCGGCGGCATCGGCTATGGAGTGCACCCGAGCGCCTAAGTGATCGAGGTCCTGGTCTTCACACCCTATCTGGATCGTGTCGAGCCCGGGACGCTCGAAGCGCTCACTCGCCTGGAGTGGGAGGGCCCGCTCTCCCTCCTGCTCCAGCGGGACAATCCGCACGGCGAAGATCGCGTGCGGAATCATCTGCATCAATACCGGCAGGGCCGGCAGGCCTTCCTGGCAGGCCTGGCGGAGGCCCTTCTGATCGTGGAGGCCGACATCCTCCCGCCGCCGGATGCGCTGCAGCTCCTGTTCGGACTGCAGGCGGAACTGGCCTACGGGGTTGCCGTGACCCGTTCGGTGCCGCCGGTAGTCAATGTCTTCGAACGCTATGCGGATCCGCAGGCCCGCAACGTGGGCGAGAGCCTGACGCTGCGGCCGGCGCTGTGGGAGCAGGCACTTCGCCAAGGCGAGACTGAAGTTTCCGGAGGCGGGATCGCCTGCGTACTGGTCCGGCGCCATGTGCTGGAGGCGATCGACTTCCGGTGCGAAGACGGCGTTTGGTGCGACACCTTCTTCACCCGGGACTGCTACGCGGCCGGCTACAGCATGAAGGCGTCTGCCCGGGTGCTGTGCGGTCACGTCGACCGGGATGGAACCGTGCTGTGGCCCGAGCGGGCGGAATACCCTGGCGGCCGTGTATGAGCGAGATCCGGGTGCTGGTCCTGGGAGCGCTGGGGATGCTGGGTCACCGGCTCATGCAGACACTGCCGGCGATGGGCTACGACGTCATCGGGACGGTCCGGCGGATCCCACTCTGGAGCGACCCGCCCTGGAAGCTGATGGAGCTCGAGGCCACCCGCCCGGAAGATTTGCCGGCTGTGATCGACCAGGCGGCACCGGATGTCGTGGTGAATGCGATCGGCTGGGTCAGCCAGCGCTCGATCGAGGGGCGGGTCCGGGAGGCCATCCAGGTGAATTCTGTCTTTCCGCATCACATCGCCCGGGCCTGTGCCCAGCGGGGAATCGGTCTGCTGCACGTCTCCACCGATTGCGCCGGCGAGCCCACCTGGTACGGCGTCTCGAAGAAATGGGGCGAAGAGCTGGAGCACGGACTGGTGCTCCGGACATCCTTCATCGGCCATGAGCTCGGAAACCGGCGAGGCCTGCTGGAGTGGGCTCTGAATCAGCGGGGACGGGTGATCGGCTATGCCGGGGTCACCTGGCATGGGCTCACCACGGATGAGCTAGCCATCATTTTTGGTCATCACCTCATCCCGGGGTTCTGGCAATTCCGAGGACGTCTGGACGTTGCGGGGCCGGCAATTACCAAGTACGAGCTGCTGCGCCGGATCAACCGAGAGTACGAGTTAGGCCTGGAGGTGCAGCCCGTGCTTGAGCCGACGCTTGAACGTCGGCTCGATCGGCAGCCGTTTGAGGCGGCGAGCGGATACCGTCCCCCACCCTGGGATGAGATGATAGCCAAAATGAAGCGAGCTCGACCTGTTCAACCGGAGCGGATGGCCGCCTAACAAAAGGAACGCGTCATGGCAAAGAAGAAACAAAGCACAGTCTATGAAAGCACAGTTCGGGTCCGGGCGCTCATCAGCTTTGTGGCGCATCACGGAGACCTCAAGTTTCGGGCCGTGGATGGGCAGGAGCTGGATATGCCGATGAGCGCCGACTGGATCCGAGCGGGCCTGGCCATGCCAGCCACGCCGGAGGCAGCCAAGGCCCTGGCGGCAAGGCGAGAAATTGCCGCCGTGGCGCCCGCGGAGAGGGCCGTCGCGCCCGAGCCCCAACCCAGGGTGATGGGGACTAGCGCGCTCCATGCGCCGGCGCCGGAAAAGTCAGAAGTCGAGCAGCCGGTGAAGAGACCGCGCAAGAAACGGACCTAACGGCGGGCCATGCCCAACCTGTACATCACGCCGGCGGAGATCAAGGATTCGATCCCCGATTTCATTCAAGCCGCCACCACGACCTACGATGACGCCCTGCTGCGCTACGCGCACATGATCAGCCGGTTCATCGATCAGCACTGCGAGCGGGTGTTCTACCCGACCTCCGAACTTCGCCAGATCACCGGCAAAGGCGGCCAGAGGGCTCGGATCCCGGATGCGCTCTCGATCTCGCAGCTGCGCTACAGCGAGGACTACGGCGCCACCTACACCGCACTGGTGCAGGCGGGCAACTGGCATCTGGCCCGCTCCGGCGACTTCGCCCATCCGGGCTCCTACGACCAGCTGGTGATCGATCCGAACGGGACCGTCCTGGGCGCCTGGCCGACCGGGATCCTCGCCCTGGAGGCGACCGGGATCTGGGGCTACGCCGACGACCGGGACGACGCCTGGGAGGATTCACTGGACGAGGTGGAGGACAACCCGCTGTCGTCGGCCGCCACCGAGGTCACGGTCAACGACGCCGACGGAGCCTCCTCGACCGGCACCGCGCCGCGTTTCATGCCCGGGCAGCTGGCCCGGGCCGGAAGCGAGTATTGGGAGATCTCGGCCGTCAACACGACGACCAACAAGCTCACCGTCGTGCGGGCCCGCAACGGCACGACCGCCGCCTCGCACGTGCAGAATACCCAGATCGACGTCTGGCGGCCTCCGGAGCCGGTGCGGGCGGCGGCCCAGATCA